TACAAGAGTCTATGTCTGAATGCCTAAAGGGTAAGAGGGTTGCAATGCGTGATACGAAAAAGCAGGTGCAGTACCAGTGCATAAAATCTATGGCGGAATTAGAGAAAAATATTGATGGATCTTTGTCTATAAAGAAGTTAATATTAGAGTAATGAAAATTACAGCAGAAATCGTAAATGGTAAATGTCCAACGTGTGATGAGTTTACAATGTTAGTTGGACTTACAAAAGAAATGTATAGATGTATGAATTGTGGTGCAGATCTACAGCAACATATAAATGGAAAGATAAGTTATTTACCACACATAACTAGACCTGAACATATGGATGTGTTTGTAAAAGAATGGACAGATGGCAAAGAAATCTAAATTTGGAGTTGCAACAGCTCCTCGTGCAAAGCCTCGTAAACGTCCAGGTAGACACACAAAGTCATTGAATAAACACAAAAAAAGACAAATGAAAAACAAGGGTAGACCTTGACAATATCCTAAAATATCCTACATTGTAGATATGAAAGAAAAAATAATAACATTAAAAGTAGAAGGTGCAGCACAAGGCCAATGGTCTCATTTATTGCTGGAGTTAAATTTAATAAAAAAAGCATGGAAATCTTATGGTGTTGATATAACTATGAAAGCATCAGGATTAAAGAATGTTTTGAATCATGGAACGAAAGTACATGACGACACAAAAAGAAATAGACAAAGCGGCAAATAATTATAATAAAACTAAAGATCCACAATACAAAGATCTTTGGTATAAATTAGTAAAGGAGTTTGCGAACGATGGACTTAATACTTCTAAACGACGGGTTGTATCAACTCATTCCTATAACAAAGAAAATGTTAGAGGGAATAGTGTTGACAGAAAAGATTGATTGTTTTGAGTTGTGTGACATACTCAGACTTAAACTAACCGGCTACGTAGATACACTAAACTTACACATCATGAATGATGGTAGTGGATCTATGATTGGCTGTATGTGTAGATAGACCTACCCTAAAGAGGGAAAAAGTAAGGGTAGGTAATGGTGAGAAATTATCTCGCTTTACCATTATTTTGCCACAATGTCAAATGCTAGGTTTTTCTGGTGTACAGTAAAATTTAACAAACATATTGTATTGATTAACATCAGTTCTACCTATTTCTTTCATTTTTTTCAAAGATTCTTCATATCCAAACATAAGGCAATCGTATTGTGTATTAAATCTTGTTGGCCATTCGTACGGTTCCATACAAGTTCCTGCTACCTGCGAACAAATTAATAAAGTTAATAATATTTTCATTGACAATCCTATAAAATCACCTATATATGAGTTATTAAATATGAAAGGAAACGCATGACAGACATGACAAAGTATAAAAATGTTTCTCTAACAAAAGAAACATACGCTACTTTAGATAAGTTATCAAAGGTATTATTGCCCGATGCTAAATTATCTATAGCAAAGACGATTGAATCAATAGCAAACGAGAAAGCAAAGAAATTAAATGGAAAAATTAAAAAAGGCTAAAGTTACAATAACTATTTGCCCGACTTGTAAGGGTAATGGATATTTAAAAGTAGCAACAGAAATGGGAGACACAATACACCAGTGTTGGGATTGTGACTCGGAGGGAGAATTTTATGAAGTCGATGATATGGGTTGGGTTGATGATGGTACTTCTGACAGCGTGCACTAGCACAAAGTTTGATAGTTTTGATCCAACAACTTCAATGTTTAGATGGATTATAACGAGTGATAAAAAATGATTGCTGATACAGACAAAGCATACATTGCAGGATTGTTTGATGGTGAAGGTTCAATACATATGCGAAGAGGTATTGAAAAGAAAAAACGACACCGTGGTAAACCAGGATACAGATTGTCAAACAGTTTACGTTTATCGATGGAAATAACCATGACTGATAAATCTGTTTTAGTTTGGGTCCATGAAGTTTTAGGTTGTGGTACATTAACTGATAAACCTCGTAAAGGTAAAAGAGTTGATGGAACTCCATACTTGAAACAATACCGATGGCGTTGTACATTCAGAGATGCATATTATGTGTGTTGTCTGATATGGCCTTGGGCACATACAAAGTTACCAAAGATACAAAAGGTAATAGAACATTATACACAAAAAGCATTAAAAGATAATATTATAAGTTTAGATGAATACAGAGAGGTAAAAAAGAATGTCAGATAAAAAACAAAAAAATCCACAGATAGAAGTTAGAACTTTTAACTGGGGTCCTTGTGTCATAAAACTTAAGATACAAGATAATTTTAAGAAAGCATTACTTAATGAAATTAAAAAATCTGCTGAGAATTATAACGATAAACTAGCAGGTCAGATAGAAAAAGAAATAGGTTATACTGAAGAGTCAAGAGAGAAACTTATACCTTTTTTATCTCCGTATCTTGGAGTCTATGACCAGATGTTTCAAAAGTATCAAGGAAAGATGTATGATTCAAAACCAGAGTACGCATTAACTGCTTTGTGGTGTAATTTTCAACGTCAGTATGAGTTTAACCCACCACACGATCATGATGGTAAGTTATCGTTTGTAATATATTTATCAGTGCCAGAACCATTACAAAAAGAAAACGCTAAGTACACGGGTAAGTCTTGTGGTCCTGGTGGTATTCAGTTTATGTATGGTGAAGGAATTAGGGATTGTATAACTTATATGTCATACTTTCCAAAAGACGGGGAGATGTTTATTTTTCCTGCGTGGTTAAAACATTGGGTTAGTCCATTTAACTCTGACTGTGTACGTGTATCAGTTAGTGGTAATGTACATGACTCAGCACCACTCAATCAGATTAAGAAAGGAGCATTGGTAAAAGAATGATAGATAAATTTGTATATGAATCATTACATTTTATAATGAAATGGGCTGGTACATTGAACGCATGGGCCTGGAGAAAGCATGCTAAGATCCTTGAGGCTAAACGTCAAAAGGAGAATGAAGAGTATGTGAAAGAGTTGAAGAAGAAATTATGATGAATAAGGAGGATATTTTGGAGTACCATAATATTAGTCGTAAGATTAAGAAGAGTGATAAATACACCTACGTCGACGCTAGCCGGATCGAGGACCACGGAACACGGCTCTATGATGTAAATGGTACTAGACTTCCTTCAGTGACTACTGTATTAGGGCGTACCAAAAATCAACAATTCTTAAAAGAATGGAAAGCCAAAGTCGGTGAAGCAGAAGCAGAACGAATCAAAAATATATCTAGTAGTCGGGGGACAGCTATGCACAAATTCCTGGAACACTATATCCTTGGAACTGGCTACGATGATCTTACAGAACTCGGACAGAAGGCGAAAACCATGGCCCAGAAAGTTATTGAAGTGGGTCTCACACCGGTTGATGAATGGTATGGTTCGGAAGTTACGTTATATTACCCAGGTTTATACGCAGGCTCAACAGACCTTGTCTGTTTACACAATGGTCGTGAAACTGTTGTTGACTTCAAACAAGCTAATCGTCCGAAGAAGAAAGAATGGATCGAAGATTATTATCTGCAAATCGCAGCGTACGCCATGGCCCATGACTACGTACACAAGTCAAACATTGAGCAGGGAGTTATCATGGTATGCACGCCTGACCTATATTATCAAGAATTCAAAGTCGATGGGCACGAACTAAGACGTTATAAACATGAGTTTTTAAAAAGATTGGACATGTATTATGACCTAGTACATGACGAAAAAGAGAAAGCAAAAGTAAACATGAACCCGGAGGATTTTTTTAATGGAGCGTGATATACATGGATATTACTTTGATGGCGAGAAATCGTACATAATATACAAAGATGAGTATGGTAATGAAACAATGGAGGAATGGAAAGATGAACAAACAAATTAGAACGGTTCTAAATAAGAGATACGAGGCTGAGATTGCAGATGCCAAGTACAAAATTAAATGCTACAGCGAACATGAGCTAGTGATACCCGAACATCCTGACATTACAGCAGAAATTGACAAATTATTACAGAAAATTGCAGAAGCTGAGGATAAGTTGGCAGTAATGCGTCTACATTATGGCGAGAATAAGGCAAAAAGTACAGAGTATAAGATTCTGTGACAGATTTAAAAAAAATATTTTTTTCTTCCGGAAATAATTTGTCCAAGTGTACTTTTGACTGTTTTACCGCATAAAATAAGGCTAAAAGTAGGACACTTTTTGGTACACTTTTTATTTTTGGTACACTTTAATATGTACCATCAAATTTCGGTTCACGCGCGCGAATGCATATTTTAAAAAAATAAATCTGTGATATAAACTTATATATGCCTAGGAAAAGAAGAAAAAGAATCGCAACTGATAGTGCTCCCGAGATACCTTATCCGAGAGTTCGAGTGGAGTGGATTGACTGCGTCAGTGACTCGGGCTGGGCTACAGACAAAGAGTTTGATAAGATGAAGTTAGCAAGACCTGTTAACGAAGGTTGGCTATATTCTAAAGATGATAAGTCTGTTAAACTATTTGCGTCTTATGATAAAGATGATGATGGTATTACTTTTGGGGATCGGACGATGATTCCTCGTCAGTGGGTAAAGAAGATTCAGAAGTTATAGATGGAGTCACATCAATTATTTGTGCGTAGTCGTCTAAAATTTGTTTCATCTTTGCTTCTAATTCTTGTTCTGATAGGTCCTCTAATTTTCCTGTTTTTATTATTTTCCTGTCTATGTATAGTCCTGCTGCCTTTCCACGATTTGCTTCAGCATTTACAGCGGAAGAGAAAGAGCCTTTCTTCAAAGCAGCCTCACGTAGTCTAGCAAGTTCTGCAACATGACCTTCATAAGTCACTTCATGCTTTCTAAGTCTTTCTTCTTTTAGTTCACCTATGTATTTAACAACAAGTGGTGAATACTTTGGATTAGTTAGTTCTGATCCTTCACGCATAGCTCTGTCCTTACTGTACCCAGCAGCAATAGCAGCTTCACGTTTAGTCATTGGCCCTTCAGGTCCACCGAATACTAAAAACTCAGCAAATCTTTGTTGCATTTCTGTTAATCTTTTTGGAACACCCATGGTTGACAATTTAAGGGAACTATCCTATAAAGTCAATAGATGAAAGATGACAGAGGAGAATTAGATTTGACAAAACAAATAGATGAGTTGCATGCAACGATAGCAGGCTTTCAACATTTAGTTAGTGTGCAAAAATTAGAGATAGCACATTTAAAAAAAATACAGTCAGAAAATGAAAGTAATAAAAATCTCTTGCAAGGTTATAGAAAAGTGATAGTAGATTTAAGTAACAAGTTAAGACGTGAAGATTCATGAGAGTACAAGACTTGCAACTATTCTTAAGTGGTTTTACAAAAGGTTCCGACGCAGTAAAAAATGCAGTTATCTATGTAGAGGTAAAAGGAAAGTTACATGCTATCCGACGAATGGAAGTGCACGAAAACGCAGTCCCAATCATAGGCCAGCCAGGTCATAGTGCACACAGATTAGTTTTAAAAACTGAAAAACCTTCTAAACTTATCTTGCCAGAAAAGCTTCAACAGGACTACTAAGTTCCCTTGAAACCAGAACAAAAATTATATGCAAAAGTTAAAAAATTTATACCTAAAATATCTTGGATCAGACTTGAGAACCTTAGCTTATCCGGTACTCCTGATCTATTGGGCTATAATACTTCTGGGCACTTTTTCACTTTAGAATTAAAGGTATGCAAGGGGAATAAAATTAGATTCTCACCACACCAAATAGCGTTCCATGTACGCCACCCTAACAACTCCTTTATCTTGGTAGAGGCCCTTGATCAAAGGTGCTTGAAACTTTTTGAAGGAGCCCGGATCCAGGAGCTTGTTGCTTGCGGCTTTAAGCTTGAGCCTTTGTGCTTGGGGCTTGATGCTTGCTGCTTGAAGCTTGAGACTTTGTAAGCTTGTTGCTTGATGCTTGCTGGTTAAGGCCTGGACCAGGTGCACGCTCGCGCCCACCGTCGTGAGCTTTTAAGCTAATGACCTGATCCAATATTTGTCGCGTCCAAAGTCTGGTTCCTAGGGGCTTTGCGACCCCGTGGCTACATCTTGGTTTCCGTATATCATTTTCCAACGGACCAGCCGCAACAAATTTTTTAATGCTTTCCATAACTAACCGTTTTAATTGTAGCGTCCCAGCATTGCCTGCAATCCTTGCATTCATTGTTTTGTTTTGCAGCTGGACAGCTGGCCCCTGAGTCAACAACTTCCGAAGAGTTGGGCCACGAAGCAGGCGCCCGCTGGTTCACCATGGGCGCGCTAAATCGTATGACTAAATTGTTTGGTTTATCCTGAAGATGGTCCTTTATCCATGCTTCACGAGTTGGCATCCAATGCTTCTTTGAAGGTGTGAGCTGGCATACCTCATAAATTTTTTGTAAGTGATCTAGATCTTGGACATCGCCTGAATCGTGCCATCTAAATACATCGGGCTTCTTACTGTTGATCAGGTGAGCCATAGCTGTGACCCAGTTCGGATCCTTCAACGCTGCCAGCCGCCTGTATTGCGCATCCTGAACAACCTTAAACACGTAGCAGCCCTTCAGTGCATAACAGTCATAACATACTGAGCCCTTCACAGCCTGGAGCTTGCCGCCTGTCTTGCATTCCTTCGCAGGTAAACCTATCGACCAGCCAGGCATCTTAGATGGTTTGCTCAGGCTGCCTCCTATAATTTTTAATGCTTCATTTGTTTTCATTTTTACTTTCTCCTTTATACTCCTGGATATCATGATAATACTTTCTTGTCAAGCTTGCAGCCTGAAGCTTGCAGCTTGTCGCTTGCTGTTTGTAGCTTGGGCCTTGAGCCTGAAGCCAGCGCCAGTGGCGCACAAATATTTTTTGCATTGGTAATCCAGGTCTCTTACACATAAATTTTTTCTTTCTATTTTTAGCTCGAAGCTTGCGCCTTGCGGCGCACACTAGCTTCTTAGACCAGCCTCTTCACACTGGCGCTTCTGCAGTCTTGCCAGCACTAATAGACTGATCCCAGGTCCCTGAACCTAGTTATTGCCGAAGCGATAACATATTGGGCAGAGACCAGGGATCAGGATCCTCCAATGGCTATCTTCCAGGAGGATCTAAATCCTACTTGCTTTTTCTGGTGCAAGTCCCAGAGAGCATTGCATATTTAATGACCATGTCTATACTTCTAATCTAGTCAGAATATTTATAGTTTTGTTTCAGCGATAAATATTCAAATGAGGCTGAACATCATATATAATCCTTGACAATCCTTTTGTCAAGTGTTAAAACAAATTAAATGCAAAATAAAATAAATAACCAAGAAAGAGGAAACATGACTAGAGTACGAATGAACACCGAGTTAAGAAACAAACTCTTTAATAAAATAAAAGATGTCTTTGAGAATGAAAGCACTCAAGAAAAAGAAGCATATCTTCAAGCAAGGGAAAGTGTAGATCATCACTATAAATATGCAAGTGAACTTGCAAAGTTAGTAGTTGAGAGAGCATATCCACCAGAAGATGTTTCTGTTTTAAGACAATTCAAAAAGAAATATGGACAACCTTGTGATGTTGTAGCAAAAGATAAATGTTTTTACTTTGCACACAATGAGGGTGTTGATGATGAGGGACAACCAACAGAAACTAAATCACACTTTGATTTTGGTTTGTTTGGCAATCTAAATGGTAGTGAGTATAGTAGTGAAGATGGTAAAAAGTTTGCAGTTGCATACTACCGAGAAGAACTAAAAGCAAAAGATTGCAACCCAGATATCTATGCTCAACAAAATGAGAACAAAGATAACCCACATAAAACAAAGCATGTTGAAGAATGTATGAAAGCATTGGGATATTCTCATAATAGTAGTTATAATCGTAGCGAAAATAATATTGGTATAACAAAAGAGTTTGACAATCCATACTATCTTGATGTTATTGGAACTTCTTATTGTCGTTCAAGAGCAATCGCTTGTACTAAAGATGAGTACACCGAGTTTGAAAACTTTAGAATTGCAAAAGGCAATCTAGTTTCCAAACATCAAACTTGGATTGATACAATTCAAAAACAATGCGATCAATTAAAAATTGGATTGAAAGCATATCGTTATTTGAGTGAGGGTATTGAACTTGCAACAGAACTTGGAATACAAGTTGATGAGGCAGAACTAATTAGAACTAACTCAACAGGTCTAACAATCTACAATCCAAGTAATTTGGCTAGTATGATTAAAGGCATGAAAAATAAACATCAGTCAAGAGAGGCTAAAATATTGGCTAGAAAACAATATGAAGAAAGTCTAAACTAGACTTGACAGGGTATCCTATTTAGTATAGGATACCCATAGAAAGAGAGAAATAAATATGACTAAAACATTTTACATAACTTATTGGGCTTCTAAACATAAGAAGCACATAACAAGACAAGGTAAGCATGACGAAAAATCTAGGTATGGAACATCTAAACAAGGTGTACCATATTATGTTTATTACGATTTAGATAGTCATGGATATAGAACTGCCACGACATCTTGGAAAGTGAGGCACTAATGAATGGCGAATTAATAGCAAGACTACTAATGGTACTAACAGGCTTTGTATTGGCAATGTTAGGTGTAATAACTTTTATGCATGGCGAACATTATGTAATAGGAATATTAATTTCTTTTGCAGGTGTGATGTCAATGTTTGGGGGGTTACCAGATAATGCCTAACAAACATTTTTGCCAAGGACCAACTTGCCATACTAGAACTACACAGGACAGGTTTCTAAAATCTAGAGGTGTTGTTCGTGGAAGATACGCATTATGGACTAGAGATAACTCTAACGAATACCACACAAGAGCCAAATACTTTTGCAGTCAAGGTTGTGAGAGTGAATGGTTAAATGTTAATATGGAAAACATTGAACAAGGTAGACCGATTGAGTTTATTAGACACAGGCGAGAGAGTGGGGGTTATGAGAAAACAACCACGACTCACGACTCGTGGAATGGTGGAACTTATACAACTAGTCAAATTGAAAGGGTTGACAACAGGACCGAACTAGACTAGGATAATCCTATATGACAAATACAAATACAAACAATAAAACAGAAGAGCGAAAGAATAGATTCACAGGTGAGTCTATTATGCTAACTAAAGAAGAAGCAAGAAGACATGATTGTATTTTTCTTGCTGAAGTAATGGCAACACTAGATGACAAGACCAAGGGTCACGGCGCGTCTAAACATTGGGATATAATGCGAGAGCATCTTAATTGGTTTAGAGAACACAATGCCAAGGCTTATATGGTCTTACTAGATTAATAATAAACGTAATACCCTCGGCGCTAACGCGCCGAGGGGTCCCGAACCAATCCCAAACATCGCTAATCGCTTCGACCCTATCCCCCCTTTTGTGTAAAAGGGGTCCCACTACTCTAGGTTGTAAAGCTTGATTTACACAGCTTTAGCTGGTAAAAACATGTTGAACACTTTAAACATAGTGCAAAAAATTTTTTAAAAAATTTTTATGGAATTGAATAATATAGATATAAGTAAACTACCTGCAGACGTACGTAGAAGATTTAAACAGCTGCAAGTCATGCACGCTGAAAAAAAAATACAGAACAAAGCTAAAGATGATTTTCTTTCCTTTGTCAAATGTATGTGGCCCGATTTTATTGAAGGCTCCCACCATAGACACATAGCAGATAAATTTAATAAACTTGCAACAGGAGAAATTACTAGACTAATTGTAAACATGCCGCCAAGGCACACGAAGTCAGAGTTCGCATCTTTCTTGCTACCAGCATGGATGGTGGGCCGTGAGCCAAAACTCAAGATCATTCAAGCAACGCACACAGGTGAACTCGCAGTAAGATTCGGACGTAAAGCAAAGAACCTAATCGACTCGGAAGATTATTCTAAAATTTTTAAAACAACTCTACAAGAAGATAGTAAAGCCGCTGGTAGGTGGGAAACGGCACAAGGTGGTGAATACTTCGCAGCAGGTGTCGGCGGTGCCATCACCGGACGGGGTGCCGATCTTTTAATCATTGACGACCCACATTCCGAGCAAGATGCACTAAGCCCAACGGCTCTTGAATCAGCTTACGAGTGGTACACGTCAGGTCCTCGTCAGCGTTTACAACCAGGTGGTAAAATTATTTTAGTTATGACTAGATGGTCAAACAAAGATTTGACAGGAAAACTTATACAGAATCAAAAAGAAGCGAAAGCTGATCAGTGGCACGTGGTCGAGTTTCCAGCAATCATGGACCACGGATCATCGAGCGCTAAACCTGTATGGCCTGAGTATTGGAAGTTAGACGAGTTAGAGAAGGTTCAAGCAACACTGCCCACGGGCAAATGGAATGCACAGTGGATGCAGAATCCAACAGCAGAAGAAGGAGCAATACTTAAACGTGAATGGTGGCGAACTTATAAATTAGAACATATTCCACAATTAGATCATGTTATACAATCTTATGATACAGCATTTTTAAAAAAGGAGACAGCGGACTATTCTGCTATTACCACATGGGGAGTATTTTATCCTGACGAAGACTCAGGTGCTAATTTAATACTTCTTGATGCAATAAAAGGTAGGTATGAGTTTCCAGAACTAAGGCGTTTAGCATTGGATCAATATAAGTATTGGATGCCTGAAACAGTGATCATTGAAGCCAAAGCATCTGGTTTACCTCTTACATACGAACTTAGACAGATGGATATACCCGTTGTCAACTTTAATCCGTCAAAAGGAAATGATAAGCATGCACGTGTAAATGCGGTTGCACCTTTGTTCGAATCTGGTATGATATGGGCACCTGAGCAGAAATTTGCAGATGACGTCATTGAAGAATGCGCTGCGTTTCCTTATGGTGATCATGACGATCTTGTGGACTCAACCACACAAGCAATCATGCGATTCAGACAGGGCGGTCTGATCGGACACCCTGAAGATTATATCGACGAAAAAGTCGATCAACGTAAAAGGAATTATTATTGATATGGGTATAATTACAAAAGGTATGGGCGCAGTCATGAAGTCTAAAATGAAAAAAGCGTTTGTTACTAAACCAACTTTTCCAGGTCCAAACACTATAAATATTTTAAATAGAGAATTAAAGAAAAAAATAGCAAATAGAGGTTCAAGCGTTGGAGGATATAGAAAATCAGACATCGTTGAAAGCGCTGCAAGAACGCGTAAAGGCAAACCAGGTAAAAGTTTTATTGAAATAGATGCAAGAGTTAAAAGAGAAGCTTTAAGAGATTTTGCAAAAGACACAACAATGCCAAAAGAATATAAGGATATAAAATAATGCTTACAGCTATTAGACAATGGGTCATAAAAACAATGTTAAAGTCGAAAGGACAGACTGGAGTTGTTCAGACTTTACCTAAAAAAGAATTAATAGAAATTAACACACAGATTACAGCACAACGATTAATGGAAAATGGTATCGATCCAAATGCATTAAGAACTTCTGATCAAGTAGAAAATGCTGTTATTACAATAGAATCTAAACCAGCTGTTCAACAAGGAATTAGATCCACACCAGAAGCAAAAGTATTTGACATGGAAGGTAAAGAGATACCAAAAGGATCTAGAATTATGGGTGGTAAAGCAGTTGAAGCTGATCTACCACCACTAGGAAGCAGGGGTGGTCCTGATGATATTGCAGCACCATTTGCATCTCGAGAAGAAACTATGACTAATATGGTAAAAGATGAATTAATGAAAACTGATAATCCGTTTTCTGATTTAGTTAAGACAACTGAAAAAGGACCTAAAAGTCTTAAAGAACGAGAAGCAGAAGTATTAGCTGGTATGGAAAAAAATAACAAAGAAGCTGTTCAAAGAATAAAAAATAGAAAATTAATTTCAGAAGCAATCGATAATATGTCACCAACATTTGTAAAAGGAGATAGAAAATATAATGCACAAATGGTTGCAGAGGATTTAGCAGAAAAAAAATTTAATAAAGACTTTTATGATTTAGATCAAAAACAACAGATGGATCTTTACGGTGAAGCACTTGACGGATTAGACGACTCAGATAAATTTGCACAAGGTGGACGTGCAGGGTTTAAAGGAGGTTCAGGTAAAGGAATTATGGAATTTTTTCAAAACATGATTAAACCAAGAAAGCCTAAAGTGTTTGATGAAAAAAGATTTAGAGAAGGTCCGATTAGTTTAGAGTTTTTAGAAAATTTACAAAAGAAAGATCTTGAAAAATTTATTAGAACTAGAGACACGAGTGGTCGTGGTGGTTATGGCATGTACAAAGACTTTGCAGATATGCCTGCAGGACTAAGAGCAGCAGAATTAATCAAAACAATTAAAGGACCACGTAATCAAATAAATTACAAAGCAGCAGAATTATTTTTAGGTAAAAAATTAAAAGGTAATGAAAGCGCTGATGAACTTATTCAAATGTTAAACAGACAAGAAATGCGAGCAGATGGTGGACGTATCGGTTACAAAGATGGACCAGATATGGGTCGAAGAAATTTTTTAAAAATAATGGGTGGCCTTGCAGCAATACCTATTGTTGGTAAATTTTTTAAATTAGCAAAAGCAGGAAAGACTGTAAATAAAGTTCCAATAATTAAAACAGGAGATGTACCTGGTAAACCAGAATGGTTTGATGCTTTGGTTAACAAAGTTATTCTTGAAGGTGATGATGTCACTAAAAAATTTGCAACTAAAGAACGAGAAATTGTTCACATGAAAAAAATAGATGACGAGACGAGTGTCATGGTAACACAAGATCTAAATGATGGTTCTATTATGGTTGATGTGGATGATCCGATAAGAAATGTCATGGGAGAGGGAGCTGGTCTTGAAACAGATACAAAAGTTCAAATGATGTTTAAAAAAGGTCAGGCTGATGAAACTACAAAAGGCACACCTCCCGATGAGTTTTCATTTACAGAAAATGACATGAGAAATTATATGGATGGTCCTGATGATTATACAACAGAGTTTACAGAAAATACTGTAGACAAAATGAAAGATCTTACATCTGATCTAGGTAAGATCAAGAGTTATGCCACTGGTGAAGGACCCACAATGAAACAAATTGTAGAGTCTAAAAAAAGAAAAGACATGGTTAAATTTGCAGAAAAAAAGCCTGCAGAGTATGCAGCAGATCGTGGTCCAGATATTGATACAAAAGATTATGACTACGCATCAGGCGGCATCGCTAGAATGTTAGGGGAATAATGAACCCGTTAAAATACGCACAGATGATGAAGTATCTGACTCGGGCAAAGAAAACTAAGCCAGATCTTCCTGATGTCTTTCCTGCAAGCAAAGCACCTATCCCACCAAAAACACAAAACGTTGAAGAGATAGAAGCTATAAATAGATTTAGTAGAGATAATCCAAGAACAGAAAAAGCAGGTGGTGGACGTATACCTTTTAACAAAGGTGAAAGAGTTGATTTAGATTATATAAATTTAACTCGTATAGAAAATGCTAAAGAAAAGAATAAACCAATTAGTGATTCGCCTAAATTTAAATATGTTCCAGGTGAGAAAAATATAACTTACACAGAGTATCAAGATAAACAAACTGGAGAAAAATTTAAACGATATCATGTTCGTATAAGAAAAAATGTGAATAGTGTGCAAAAAACTCTTACGAAAGGAAAAGAGTTTCAAGAAATAACTTCGTTAGATAAAGCCAAAAAAATTAGAGATGATTTTAGAAAGGCAAACCCTAAAAATATTAAACCACGTGACCCTAAAAAAGATTATCTTTCTAAAGACATTAGAAGACAGTTTGAAAAAGATCTACAAGGTAGAATAATCGATTTTGGTGCACCAAAAGGATATACAGCGCATCATATGCTACCTCTTGCAGGGAAAGCAGATGTAACAGATAGCGACATAGCAATCATTAGTAATAAAATGAATTCAAATTTATCAGAATTTGACAAACCAATGAATGCATTGGTTAATGAGGCGTATGCTTTAGATTTTTCTAAAGAGGGTTCTTTAAAAAGAATGGACGAAATAAATAAAGAACTAGCTGACATTGTTAAAAAAGCTAAAAAAAAATTACCAAAAAAGTATGAGGGATTAATTGGTTTTAATAAAATTACACCAGTATTAGGAGAGTTTGATGCTAAAGGTAATCAAGTGTTTGATATAGAAAGAATTAGTTCAGATTATAAAAAATCTATAGGTCAAAAAAAAATAGGTATTCCACTTCGAGATATAAAAAGAAGTGAAATAAGAAAACTAGTTTCTGAAGCTCCAACATTTGGAGCTTTAGATGTGCCTTCAATGTTTAAAAGATTAAGTCCAGGTGCTAGAAAATTAATTAGTGGTGCTGGTGGTTTTATATTACCAGAGGTTTTATTTTATCAACTTGATAAAAGAAACAGAATGTCAAAAGGACAATCTGAAAAAGAGGCTGCAGCTGGGGCATTAGAAAGTGGAACACTAGGGGCTTATGAAAACAAAGCTTACATGGAAGAACTAAAAAAGGTGGCAGAATCTATGAACATAGATTCAAGTTCTTTTGACGCTGCTTATCAACTTAATCTTTTATCAAAAAGTTTTAATCAAAATAATGCTAACTATGAAAAAAATTACATGCAATTACTTGAAATAGGAGATGAAAAAAGAGCAGAAGATCTTAAGAAAAATTTTGATAGATATACAAAAGAAACACAAAATAAATATTCTTTATTAGCTAATAATATTTCAGATAATGTAATGAATACTGTTGGTGCTTCACCTCTTATAATGAAAGAGGGAAGAGAAAATATTACACAAGAACAATTTGAAAAACCTTTTTATAATATGCGAGATACTGCTTTAGAAAAATTAAAAAGAGAAAAACAAAAAGCTTTTGATACACAAAAAAGACAAGTAGACACTGCAGCTGGTAGCGTAGGAGAAAATTTTTACCAGACTTTTGATTCTTTAACACAGGGAGCTAAAAATATACTACAAGGTAGAGTAATACCATTTGCATCTAAAATAGGTCTTCCTCAATATGAGCCATTAGAATCAGATCGTGAAAGAGAAGCTAGATATTTAAAAGAAATGGATCCAAGAGAATTATTTTTGTATAACAAAGAAAGAGGTTTTACTTACGATAAACCAATAACATCAGCAGACATTGAAAACTTACAATATGAAAATCCTGGTTTATTTGCAGGTGGTGGTATAGCTAAATTAGCTGGTGTATCATCAGGTGTGGCACCAGAATCAGGACCTAATCCACAAGGGTTGCTATCCCTTAAAAACCGTGTTAGAAACTACTAGGAGTAATATATGGCAGAAATAGACAAAGGACTCCCGAACACTAGAAACAAACTTGAGATTCCTTCAGAAGAAGAAATACAAGAAGTTGCCGTTCAGGAACCAGTAGAAGAAAAAGGACCAATCGAAGTTATCCCAGAAGAAGACGGTGGTGTAACTTTAGACTACGAACCAGGTGCAGTAAATATCCCTGGAACAGAATCACACTTTGATAATTTAGCAGAACTTTTACCAGATGATGTTTTAGAACCAATCGGTAATGAGATGACTCAAAATTATATGGACTACAAAGCTTCAAGAAAAGAATGGGAGCAGTCTTATGTATCAGGATTAGATCTTTTAGGATTTAAATATGAAAACAGAACTGAACCTTTCCAAGGAGCTAGTGGTGCAACTCACCCAGTTCTTGCAGAAGCAGTTACACAGTTTCAAGCACAGGCTTACAAAGAATTATTACCAGCCGATGGACCCGTAAGAACACAAGTCATAGGTGTAAAAAATCCTGGAACAGAACAACAATCAAATCGTGTTAAGGATTTTATGAATTATTTAATTATGGATCAAATGAAAGAATATGAAGCAGAGTTTGATTCTATGTTATTTCATTTACCATTAGCAGGTTCAACATTTAAAAAAGTTTACTATGATGTAAATATGGGACGAGCTGTATCTAAGTTTGTTCCAGCAGATGAATTAATCGTTCCGTATACAGCTACCTCATTAGATGATGCGGAAGCGATTATTCATAAAGTAAAAATTTCAGAAAACGAATTAAGAAAACAACAAGTTAATGGTTTCTACAGAGATGTAGAGTTAGGCCCGCCAGGTACAGATTCAAATGATGAACTTGCAAAAAAAGAACGTGAGCTAGATGGCACAAAGAAAACAGGTAAGAACGAACCAGTGTATACTTTGTTAGAGTGTCACGTTAATTTAGATTTAGAAGGTTTCGAAGAAGTCGGAGCAGATGGAGAACCGACTGGAATAAAATTACCTTACCTCGTAACTGTTGAAGAAGGTAATAGGAAAGTTTTGTCTATAAGACGAAACTATGCGCCCGATGATCTAAAGAAACGTAAGATCCAATATTTTGTCCACTTCAAATTTCTGCCAGGACTAGGATTTTATGGCTTTGGACTCATTCACATGATTGGCGGATTGAGCAGAACTGCAACTTCTGCTCTCCGTCAATTACTAGATGCGGGTACACTATCTAACTTACCTGCAGGATTTAAACAAAGAGGTGTAAGAGTTAGAGATGAAGCATCACCAATTCAACCAGGTGAGTTTAAAGATGTTGATGCACCAGGTGGTAATTTAAGAGATGCATTCTTTCCATTACCATACAAGGAACCTTCTCAAACATTATTAAATTTATTAGGTATCGTTGTTAACGCTGGTCAAAGATTCGCGGCTATTGCTGACATGCAAGTGGGCGATGGAAACCAAGGTGCTGCAGTTGGAACTACAATTGCATTATTAGAACGTGGTTCAAGAGTAATGTCTGCAATACATAAGAGATGTTATGCAGCGATGAAAAATGAATTTAAATTATTATCAAAAGTGGTTGCTCAATATTTACCACCAGAATATCCATACGATGTTGTAGGTGGACAAAGAAATATAAAACAAACAGATTTTGATGACAGAGTAGATGTAATTCCTGTAGCTGATCCTAATATTTTTTCAATGTCTCAAAGAATAACATTAGCTCAGACACAATTACAAATTGCAACATCGAATCCACAATTACATAATATGTATCAAATCTATAGAAACATGTACAATGCGATTGGTGTTAAAGATGTTGATGCAGTTCTACCACCACCAGCGCCAACAGCGCCGATGGACCCAAGTATGGAACACATTAATGCAATGGGAGGAAAATCTTTTCAAGCTTTTCCTGGTCAAGATCACAGAGCACACATCACAGCTCACTTAAACTTTATGTCAACTAACATGGTTAGAAATAATCCTATGATTATGGCTGCAATACAAAAAAATATTTTAGAACACATAAGTTTAATGGCACAAGAGCAAGTACAATTAGAGTTTAGAGAACAAATGCAGCAAATGATGATGATGCAACAACAAGCGGCTATGAATCCTCAAGTACAAGCACAGCTACAAGCATTAACAAATCAAGTTGAATCAAGAAAAGCAGTGTTGATTGCTGAAATGACAGAAGAGTATATGAAAGAAGAGAAGGAAATTACATCACAATTTGATGCAGATCCTCTTTTAAAACTAAAATCACGTGAAGTTGACTTGCGTGCGATGGAAAATGAGCGTAAAAAGAACGCTGATAAAGCTGATGAAGACCTTGCAAGAGCAAAATTAATGCAAGCGCAAGATTTAGCTGAAGATAAACTAGATCAGAATGAAGATTTAGCAAAATTACGAGCTGGAGTTAGTCTTGCAAAGTCAGGAATTGATCAAGCAGCTATTGTAATGGACGATAATTAATGTTAAGGAGATAATATTATGATAAACTATAAAAAATCAAAGCAAATAGACATTCCAGAACAGAATGTAGAGGTAGATCCAAGATCTAAGACTACAGCTGATGGTGCTTTCAACTATATTCCTACAGGAGACAAGGAAAAAGTTAGAGGAACTAAAAGAATGTTAGCTGAAAAGAAAAAAGAAGCTACTTGGTACTAAATCATGTGGTTATCGGCAATTAAATTAGCCGTTTCTGCTGGAAGTAAGATTTATGCTAACAAGCAGAGAACGAAAATGGCAATGTCAGATGCACAATTAATGCATGCTGAAAAGATGGCCCGAGGTGACGAAGCTTACCAGGGAAAATTGCTAGAAGCTAGACAATCAGATTGGAAAGACGAGGCAGTTTTGATAATTTTGTCGTTGCCCGTGTTGGTGCTCGCTTGGGCAGTCATATCGGACGACCCGACAGCGATGGACAAAGTAAAATTATTCTTCGATATGTTCTCGCAGCTCCCGTCATGGTTCACAAATTTATGGATCCTTGTCGTGGCGAGTATTTATGGTATAAAGGGTACACAAATTTTTAGAAACGGAGGAAAAAAATGAGTAGTAAATTCGTAGGTGCTAAAAAATTATTTTTTAGTGGTTTTTCAAAAGTATTTAAAGGTCCACAAGACCAAGGTAAAGTTGCAACTATTGGTGGAGTTAGACCAGCTAAAAATTTAAAACAAAAGTTTGATGCAAAACAAAAATTATTTAAAGGCGTAGATGAAAAAGGATCTAATTTATCAACCGTTCAAAAAGGTAAATTTAAAAAAGAAGGTTCTCAAAAAATAGATAGAATTTTTAAGAAATACGAAAAAAAAGCTGATGGTGGCAGAATCG